CTTTGAAGAAGGCTACAATTTCCCTATTAGTCATTCCTTTTGCATACAGTGAGAGGATTTGGTCATCCATACTGGTGATGCGTGTTTGGTGCTTTTTGATAATTTGTGGCTCAAATGAACCTTCTCGATCACGGGGAATATCTAAAGCCAGTTGTCCATCTTGAGTTGTAATGGTTTTAGAACTAAACCCATTACGGCTATTTGAGCCTTTCTTGGGCTGATGCTTTTCATAACCGAGATGGTCTGAAAGTTCAGTATTGAGTGCAGTTTCAATCATGAATTTTTTAAAGACTGCTGTCATTTGGTTTAAGTCTTCTGGTGTTTTTAGACCTTTAGCCAATTCGGCAGCCATACTTTTGATTGTTGCTTCATCCATGTGAAGTACCTTTTGTAATTATCCTCTGAAGGATAAATGAAAATTAAGTACTTACACAAAATTTAGAACAGTCCCTTAAATAGCCCTACTCAAAGGGCCTTAACACAAATCCCAACATTTACAGACGTGTTAATAGTGTGAGCTGTGCAACCTGAGAAGATTAAACACAGCAATGTGATGATCGATGCAACTTTGGTACGCTTACACATATAAGTTACTTCTTTAAAAAGAGTGCTCGCTCTGCTTCTCGGCGACGAACTAGGCCTTTCATAACCTTACCGCCTGCCTTATTCCACACTAGGAACTGATCAGCAGCGCCTTGATAGTCACCTTTATTCAGTTTTTTTAATAAGGTTGAATTCTTAAAAGCACCTGAGCCAATGTTGTAAGTCAGTGAAACCAAAGCATCAAACTGGTTTTGACTTAAAGGCACTATCACAGATTCATTTACAGTCTTTTCAAATTTGGCCAAGTCGTGTTTGAAGTAGGCTTTAGCTTGTTCTGCTGTACAAGCATCGCCCTTCTTAACCTTCACGCCATTAGGATAAACTGTTGTGCCAGTACCAATGGTCCAAACCCCTACACCATCGTCATAAGCTTTGAATCTTGTTCCCTCAAAACTTATGATTAAATCTACACCAACATCACTTGTAGTCATGCCAGAAGGCGCAAGTTTTTCGACCACTTTATTTAGATCATCTACTTGTGCCTGTGTAAGCTTGCCGCCTGCAATAACTCTGGCAGCATCGAAGAATGGTTTAGTTGTCATTGGATTCACCTTTCTTTTTCTCTAACTCAGAGCTACCAAAATAAAACCCACATGCTGTTGTCATAGCCCCAGCAATAAAACCCAATGCCGTATTAATCAGATTGCTATTTTCACGTGGCATATCCACAAAAAATAAAGCAATCACTAAAACAAACATCAGTCCCACTAATGCGAAAGCTAGATAAGCTCTTGTGTTTTCACTATTCATCGTCCTGCTTCCTCTAACCGTGAAACCTTCTCTTTAATTAAAGATTGATCTTGGCTTAATTGAATAATTGAAGATCCAACCCAAGCGCACAGCGAAAATACGATTCCTGCAAATATTCCTAGCAATACACGCAATACAGAAAGACCGCCATCTTGCGAAGCTGTACGATTTTCCAAATTCGCGACTTTGATATCCAATGTATCGATATCCTTTTTGTTCTGTTCGCTAGTCTCTTTGTGCGCTTCATTAATGAAAGTCAGTCGAGTAACATGATCTGACAACATGCGGATATCACTCTGAATGGAGTCAATTTTCTTTTCGAATCTCAACCCGTATGATTCATTTTCAGTCATGCCTTCCCCCTTTCGTTTAGGCAATAAAAAAGCACCCGGTTGGGTGCTGTTTAATGTTGGATTTATATTTCCACTATGGTTAGATTTCCAGTTTTATATGCTCCTGTATCAATGAAATGACAGTTATGCTTAATGACAGGATAATCAACAATAGTGTGTCCAAGATAAATACGGTCAATATTTTGCACTTTTTGATAAGCTCCACTTTGGTCATTAAAACGATTTCTAGACCACAATGCGAGGTTCATTGCTAAAAGGGCATCATCTATATCTGTTTTATTGAATGAATCTTTAAACTCAAGCCAATCGTTTTGTTCAACATTTGCATGTACAAATCCAATAAGCTCTCCTTTGTGTTCAATCTCTAGATATAGTGGTATATCTTTTAATAACTCAACAATTCTTGCCTGCTCAGTCTTTGGTAACTTATAAAACCACTCTCCACCGTTACGATCATCTTTGTGTATATTCCGGATCTTATGATTAAGCATACCGTCTATACACATCTGTTCATGATTACCACGAACAGCTTTAAACCAAGGCTTATTGAGTAGGTTTAAACATTCCAGACTCTTTTTACCTCGATCAACTAAATCACCAACCGAAACTAAAAGATCATGTTTAAAGTCGAAATCTATGTCGACAAGATGCCGACATAGATTATCGTAACTACCGTGCAAATCTCCAACCACAAATAAACGATTGATTTTCATGCTAAAACATTACCTCTCAAAGAGGGTAACTCAGGCTTTGGTCGCTCAGATTCATATTGCTCTTCAGAGATAAATTCAACATTGTGAATAGTGACCAATTGATTTGATTCGGTTAATTCACCGTACATCAAAGTTGCGCTAGAATCTTTGTTTGTTACTTTGAAGTACTGACCGTCTGCTCGTGTATATTTTTTAACGCTCATTAAACTAATCCTCCATCTAAAATTGTCCATCCCGCACCGATCAGCCCACTGGCTGCTGCTTGACTCGCAGCTGATCGCTTTGTAGAAGCAATTACCACACGCGAGCTTGTACCATTTGCCCATTCGTTTCGTCGCGTTGTGCCGACATCGAGCCACAGTGCATTCAAATATTTATCATAGTTTTCGGTAGACCAATTTGGAGCTACTGATACACCTTCAATATTCGCATTAACGTTAAACTTGGCTGGCCACGAAGATAAATCTTGGTTAAAAGATGTCGCAGCAGTCAAAAATCCTATGAAGTTCAACACATTTCGAATATCCCAATCGTTGATCGGTTGATTGAAAGATGATGCATACCAAAACATGCATGCCATAGAGGCCACAGAACGAAAGCTGCCCGTGATCGTGCTATTGAATACAGTGTTTCCTGAGAACCATCCCGAAGCATCTGTCAGATTTGGTGCATTGAATTTTATAGGGCTGTTCATCTTAGAATCAGCAAACAAGTAATATGCTTCTGTTAACAGCAGCATGTTCCCGAAATCAATAGGTTGATTGAATGAAGCTGCGCCCAATAAAAATCTATTCAATGATACGGCCTTTCCGAAATTAAAATTCGTTAATGGCTGATTGAATTTTTTAGCACCTGCCAACATGTTAGAAAAATCACTACACTCTGATGTATCGATATCTATTTTAGAATTGAACGCCGATGCGTTAATGAAAGCACTCGAAAGAGAGAGCGGTTTACATCCTTTGATGGCTACATCTTTATCAAATTTTGAGCACTGCTTAAATGTTGCTGATATATATAGTAGCTTTGGTGCAATCCAATTCACAGATCGATTGAAGTTAATGCAATTTGCGAATGCATACGATATATCTTGTACTTCGGACATATCCCATGAATTAACGCGCTGATTAAAACTGCCAACCGATGACAATATACCGAGGACACTAGTCGGTGCGTCAGTATGTAAACCGAGTGAATAGTCGACATATGCGCCGTAAAATGGACTCCCGTCTAGATTATCGTAACCAAGTATTGGATCCTTGTTTTTCCAAGACAAGTAAGCATAATCACGTCCAGCATCTAGTTTTAATACTACGTCAGTTGCTGTGTTTAAAACCCCTTCTGTGATCGGCTCTATGATTCCGAGCGAAGCACAAGTTAAAGTACCACCTACGACTTTAAACTCTTTAGCAGAGTCGGTACGAAACTTAAAAATATCGCCATTCTCAACATCATAATTTCGTACGATGCGGACGTTGCTAATATATCCGACTGGCGGGAAAACGTTGATCGATTGGTCGACTGTATTTGTCGATTTAAACACTGTGCATGACATGACTAATTGCTCCTGCGTTTAAGCTGTGTAATTGAAATATGTGTCTAAAAATGCGATACGCTTTTTTGTCCACGTCAAAATTTGTTCCAAGCTAGTGATGTTTAAAGACGGACGCACGGGCCAACGTGCAAGTTCAAGATCGTAAACATCTCTTGAATACTTCAAAAAAAGGTCAGTCGATAAGTTATAGGTGTTCTCAACTGAGATGATTTTCAGATCACGCAATTGCTTGTATCGCGCTTCAATGTCTGCGTTGTATGTGAGTTTGACTTTACGCCAGAATGAGCCTGAACTATTCCACACCAATTGTGAACCTGTTGTGTCGTCGTATACAGCAGCACCAGTCCACTCAAGGCCGAAGACAGTATCCATGTCATAAGGCATGAACATGAATTTTTTCCCGTCGTAGCTAATAAACTGGAAATTTTTCGCCGCGTTTTGGCTCACGACGTCTCTGCACTTCACAAACTCGGCATAGATCATGAAATCGATCACGTTTTGTTTATCAAGGTAACTACCAGCTTGTGCTGTAAAGTTCGCATCGCTGAGCTGCGCAAATGTATTCCAGTTAGAAATCGCGGCCCATGTATCGGCGGTAGGTGTACTCGGTGCTTTCATTTCATAAAGCGTCGGATTCGTGACTTCAAGATTCGTGATGTCATTCCATCCGTCCATCCCGATATGGATTTCTTTCGGCTTGTTTTTCGAGATATTGTAGTTACTGCGTTTCTTCGCAGTTCCGAACGAACCAATGCCGTAGAACTCATCATTGATATACAGCAAGGCTGAATATAAACGCGGTACACCATTTGCTCCGCTTTGTAATGCGCTTTTCCCTGTTTTGCCAATATATGGTTTTTCGGTTTCTAGACGTGGATAACCTGTTCTTGACGCTGTAAATTGTTCCCACAATCGGTAACACATTGCGTTACGGATGTTGGTGTGATCAATCCAGTTCGACTTGAACACGAGTTCGTCGTGTGGCAATAGATCGCCGATTTTGACGTCCAGCGCTTTTGTTAGAGCTTGATCTGAAAAGAATGCGATATTCCAATTCTTTTTCGCATACGATGCACTTGACGCACCTTGTACTTCCATTTTTACAAAACAGTTAAACGACTGACCATCAAAATGAAATTCGCCCTTACCTGAAATTACAGTGCCTTTGGCATCAGGCAGATTCGGCAAATCTGTTAGATAAATTTGAATGATAGACTCTGGCGCTTTCACTGCGATTTGCTTCAGTGCGGTCACAGCTTGCGCTTTGTTTTTAAACTTCTTCAGTTCATTGATTTCATTTAAAACATCGACACCGTTGAAGACCCAATTGCCGAACTTATCGACGTAACCCAGAATATTCTTTTCAGCGTCTTCGAATCGAATCAGTTTTGAGTCATATGATTGCTTTGTCAGCTTTTTCAAATACTCAAGCGCATCAACAGCATTGTGAAGCCCGTCTATCTGACCAGAGCGTAACATTCCAGATTTCGTCAAACGTAGGACAATATTCCCATCGCTATCTTCAAACGTATACAAATCACTCGAATCGCTTGTCTCAATCAGCTTTAACAATACGCGGATATTGTTCAGATTCAGTTCATCGACAAACTTTTGTAGTTCTTTGATGTCTTCCTGATTTGTGAGCAAGATTGAACGTTTAGTATCTTCATCATACGAGACAAGCTGGCCCTTTTTATTCAGTGCAAGTACGACATTGCCAGCGTTATCTTTCCATTCAAATAAATTTTCTGATTCTTCAGAAGTTAGAAATTTGTCTAACAGCGCATTTACAAGCTCAACAACATCACCTTCTGCTTTTGTTAAATTTGCACCATCCCAAACAAACAATCCAGCATTTTCACCTTCGGCAATACGTACTGTGGTATTGCTAGGAATATTAGATTTATCAGCTTCAAACAATGCGTAATTTGCATAAGAGCGCTGACCGCTTTGCTGCAAAATCTTCATCATTTTGGCGAGAGTCGGATATTTGCGGCCAAGACGACTTATGACATCGCTGAACTCGTCACCACTAATGACTTGCCCAAGTGTTTTGGCATCTTTTTGAGCGTCAACCAGCTCTTGCTTTGTGATAATTGAATCAGCCATTGCCTTTTCTCCAAGCATAAAAAAAGCCCCGATAAGGGGCTTGGATTTCTGTTAATTAATTAAATAAAGTCATGGTCACGCTCATAGAATCGGGCATCGTAGTTTGAAGCCTTAAGCGTATTGGTCATTTGAGTTTGAGGGGTAAGTTCCTCAAGCATGAAAGCCTGTGCTTCTGTTTGATCAGCGCGAACTAATGTGTAGAGTGTTTTAACGTATCGATCGGCAGCTACCACTAACGGCTGAACTGGTGGGCGACTAAGGACTACATGATATTTATCTTCACCTGCTGTGCATGGCACTACGTCAACCGTGGCATTTGATATCTGCAAGTGAATGAAGTAATCACTACCCACATCAAATGTGCATGGCTGCGATGTTTGGATAATCAATCCATCTACTGCTTCAACCTCACCGTCTTGCGTATCAACAATTGTGTTATCTGCAACCAAAATACGATCATTTCGAATCAGTAACTCAGACTCGTCTAGAACTTCAACCTCACAAGACATGTACTTGTAGCGAAGCTTATTCCACTCACGCCAAGCTCTTACTTTCGCTTGAGCTTCATTGCGAATACCTGTAGTCGTGATCTTCAACGGATTCTTAGGCGTAATGTCTTCAGGAATAATGTACTTAACGCGTGCATCATCTACATCAGAAGTGTATTCAAGCTCTACCCCGTCATAGTCTTTCTGAACTCCAAATGTATAAGAGCGCTTTTCAGTTAACGGCACTTTGTTTCGATGATTGAAAAGTAAGACGGCATTCTCTTGCGGTTGCTCAAACTTGAGACGCGTAAGGCTTCCGAACCGGTACGGCTCGCAGAATGCAGCACTAGCTACCATTCCTGCAATTTCTTCAAAGCTTAGGTTGTCGTCGTCAATCGTGTAATTGAACTCCGACATAAGATCTGAGCCAAAATAGGCATTAACCTTGGCAATCTCTGCATTGATTTGTGCAATGTCTACCTCTGCACTAGTTCGGCGGCCAATATATTCATCTAAAGCTAGATTGATGAGCGCCTGTCCGGCTGAACGTGTAACCTGTAAAGGCCCTGTTCCATCAACAGGAAGTTTACGATTGACCAGACAATTAAGCTTCCGTTCTTTAATAGACAAAGCCCCATCTGTAGCAACTGTTCTAGAGCGAACAATAGTTACATTGCTATAAGAATCTTTATCTGGTGTAGAAAAACCAAATACATCTTTTAGTTTTACTTCAGCTCGTGCGTTAGCATCATCATTTGTCATTCGCGCAACACGAAACCGAAATGAACCCGTGAAAGGGAAGGTGATTTTCACAGATTTACCAAACTGATTTAATCTTTTGGTAAATAGAGAAAGTTCGTCAGAATAGATAGCACCAAGCGGAACATTGTTGTTATCAATCTGCTGATACTCAACCTTTACTCTGCTTGGGTGTGGATCTTGACGACCTGAGCGTGACTGCCAATACAAGCCTTGTGGATACAAAAGATTGTAAAATAAACCAACGGCATCATTTTTCTGAACATTAAACCACCCCACCCACTTATCAGTCGAACCATCTAGACGCACTAAAACATCTTGACCAGTTGTGTTTTGATTCGATAATGTTGAGAGCTTATCCCATTCACTGTTTACAGATGATGGTGAGGCTAAAGCAATCGTATTAGCTGTAATTGTTTTAATCGTATAAGAACCATCAAGATTAATACCTTGCGTGTTTTTATTTAAAAGCGCACCAGATGTTAGTGTGTACTCATCGTTCACATACTGCCAGTTTGAGTTAACTGTATTTGGATTTGCCAATACAATTTCATAATGAAAGCCACCTGAAATAGCAGTTTTCGTAATTCCTGAAATGACATATTGCCCTGACAAGTCGCGCTTGGTCACAGTTGTTTCTGGTGGATCGCCCGATGTTGTTGAGATATTAACAAGCGCTCCAGTTAGTAATAAACCCTTAAATGTATTTTCATTGGCAATGTTGGTTGTAGACTCAATAATGACTGAGCCTGAACTTGTCACCATGATTTCCCCTGACAATGCTACATCAAGCACACCATATACAGCGTTATAAATTGCAATAATATCGTTTGCAGCAAAATATGTCGTCAGATCAATGGTTGAACCTGTGGCCTTAATCAAATTTGGATATTGAAAATAAATCAAATTCGATTCAATTTTTTGGTCATTTGGGTATTGTAAGGTTTGACCATTGATGGCGCTAGATTTTGTTACGGACAAGGGGAGTTCTGTGAAAGACTCGCCAACTTGATATATTGGAGTACCAACAATGGATGTGAACGGGTCATAAATTGAGACGCTGACCCCATCAATTCCTGAAACTTCAGTAGTGCCGTCACGACAGTCTTCTATCTGATAGTAGCCACGTCCGATAGCCATCAAGCAGTATTCAATTTCCTTTCCTGTTGCATCGTCAAAATAAGTATATGGCTGAGCAATTAAATCCGGATAAGAACGGACTCGCCCAAAGATGTCAGGGATACGCCCATTTAATCTGGCTTGGTTAGATCGTTGTGCTAATTCATTATTTGCTGAGCCTGCTTGTTGAGCTTGAGGCTTTGGCATAGTTAAAACAGTGTAAATACTGTATGCCGCCATAATGGCTACGATTGCATAATAGATGAACTGCAACCATGCTGGCTCAATCACTACGTAAAATGTACCTTCCAATGTCTGGATATGCTCAATCTGTGCCTTAATTTTCTTTGGATGGTTAGGAGTGACATCACAACTTTCTGCAATCTGGTTGTGATAAATCTTTGCATTTTCAGGCCATACATCAAACTGCTGGTACATGTACCCTAAAACATCATCCACTTCTGCTTCTGACCATGTAGATCGATCATAGACATCAGGAACGATGATGACTTTTTTCAAACTCATTTATAAAACCTCGTTTCCCGAAAGTTCATGGAAATAATCTCAAGTGGAACGTACTGCACACCACGACCAGTTAAGTGCAAAACCTTGTCGCAATAAAAAAGCCCAACATGTGTTGAGCTTCTTGGGCCATTGGTGAAAAAGACAATACAGGGGGAAATAGGCTCCTTTAGTTTCTTGAAGCTACCCTTCCCATTTAAAAATCTGTCTAGGCGCTTCTTAAGATCACGCCCTGTAACTTCCTTCCATGCTTCACATAGGAACTCATTACAGGTGTAGTCTTTTGTCCAAACACGACTATGTAGATGGTCTAGGTTCATATCATGCCCCGCAACAGTGGGAATCTCTCTAATGAGTAAATCTCACCTGTCTTCACACTGTTAAGTTCTGGTGCCTGAGCATCAAAAGTGCAGTTGCCAGAGTTGTCTTTAGATAAAGTGGCAATCTCTAATGTCTGCAATGAAACCATTGGAGCAGTTAATTCATCATCCCGATACAACCGCCATTTGACTGATGGCCTAACTTTCCAGTTGGCACCTAAACGAGCAGATACGACCGATTTAATTAGTTCATCGTCTACATCAGCAATGGTTAAGCTAAGCTTTTGATCAAGGTCGTTTGTGACTGTAGAGCGTTGAATGGACATAGGTTGATATTCATATGAAACATCTGGCCCTGTGGACTCATGCTTTACAGTCACACCTTTCATATCGTTTTTTACGAATCGGAATGGCGCTGTAAAGTCTGGGTGCGAAATCTCAACGCATTCTAATGGCACCACACCACTGCTTGAGTTTAAAAAGAATGATGTATAGTCAGGCATCTAAATACCCTCCATTGCTCTTGGCAGATCGTCATTCACCAGCTCTTCGAGTGGATTTACCCAATCCCAAATACCTTTGTTACCGTCATCGTTTCCAATCTCTACAATTAAGTCGTCCATAGCTTCATCTTCTGGCTGCGGCTTAACTTCAAATTGAGCAGTGACAGTAAAGATCTTTCCTTCTTTTTTAGCCAATGTTGGACTTTCAACGAAATAACATTGGTAGTCCTGTGGTACACCATCATCAATGATCAGGCGAGCTATGAATGGCTGGCTTGGTGTACGTCGCCATACCCGATAAAAGGCCATCAAATACTGATAGCCTCCTTCGCCCACAACCCACTGAACGTTAGCAGTATGAGATACGTTCTTTAGAGATCGACGGTAGCGACTAGCACCACCATCTAACTTTTGAGAAATAACCCCATCACCAACCTTTGCCGTGTAACCACTTTGCGTTACGCAGTATTTCAGCCTGTTCATGCTTATCTTCTCCGTTGCGCATTGTAGTTTTGCTGCATAGTTTTAGAGATGCGACTATTAGGATTAGCCAATTGAGTAGCCACAGTTTGCTCAGCGACCTGCTGAATACGAATATCCAATGAACCATCATCATTTTGCGTTGCTGTTGCTGTCTGCCCCGGCAATGTGTAGACATTGACGGTTGGGCCATCACTAGACTCGTTTTGACGATTATTTAAATAATTCGTCAAATCTTTGTTCTGTTGAGGGTTTAATACACGTTCACCACCATCTAAAAGCCATGTACCTTCACGCGGGATATTATCTATACCGTTGTGGGCCATGCCGGTTAAACCAATTGCTTTAATATTGCCAATAATGCTTGCCGTTTCTGCGGCAACAGTTGCAGCAGCAGCCAAGTTTGCAGGAAAAGGTAAGCTCATTGCATTTGCAATGCCCTGCTGGATTGCGATCATTGACTGAGCGATAGCAAAACCCTTTTGGATAGCAAACATTGCTTTATATGCAGCTGACTGCTCCCCAAATACAGTTTTCATCGTATCTGCGGTTGATTCTGCTATTGATTCACCATACATAAAATGTAGACTTAATCTATCTTGAAGATATTTTTTTTCAGCAGCTAAGTTAGCTGCTCTAGCCTCATCTTCTGTAATGTTGTTCCACTTCAATGCATCCGCAATTACTTTCCTTCTATCCTCTAACTCTTTATCTAGATTGAAGTACTCCTCAGAACCATTAAGTGAAGATGACATAGATTGGAAATTCACATATGCATTTCTTCTACGGTCTTCATACTCATTATCTTCCGCTCTTGCTGATGCATTAAGTAGGCCAGCGCGTATTTTTGCATCACGAACTTTTTCAATCTCTTGCCGTTCAAGTTCATACCGTCGTGTGAGTGCTTTTGCTTCATCCATATAGCTTTCTTCAATCTGGAACAATTGTTGTTCCTGACTAAGCCTCAAAGATTTAAGCTCATCATCACGCTGCTCATCTAAGGACTTTTTGCGTAAAGCTCGCTCCTCCTTAGACATCCCAACTTTCGCATCGACACGGGCTTTTTCAATTTCAAAAGTCTTTGCTAACTTTTGCTCTTCTGACCAATTCCAAGCATCTAAGTCTTGTTGATATTCAAGCAAATATACTTGTTTGCGTGCAGCACTAATTTGCTTAGCTTCTTCAATTAAGCGTGATCTATCAGCTGATGGTAGTGATGCTTCGTTAAATCGTGCTAACTCTTTAGTTAGATCAGCTTCAATTCTTGTAAATTCAGTTCCATAGTCATATAGAACTTCTTTAGCTAATTTTGCCTGTTCTGCAATTTTACGATTTAACTCTTCTTGTGCTTTCGCTGCAGCCTTAGCTGCTTCAGCAACCTTGTTTTGCTTATCTAGCCAATCTTGTGCACCCTTTGTGGCAACAGTATTTGTCGTGTTGGCTTGATTTTGAAGCTCAGCTAATTTCGCAGTTGACTGTGATACCGTATCATCAAAAAGCTTACCCACTTTCGTTGAAAACTCTTCCATTACAGCTTCGTTGTCGCGATAAGCCATCTTGATATAACTATTCTCTGCGCTTGAAGTTGCTCCAGCAGTTATCAGTGTTTTGGCGAACTTAATCCCTGGCAACTTGCCTAACCAGCCGCTTTCTTCCGCAGCATTATTAGTTAAATTATATGAATCCAAAGCTTGATTGGTGACACCTGCAATTCCATTAGCAACCATGTTAAGTGCCGCCCATACACCAAGTGCAATTGCAGCTACACCACGTAATGAATCTGCTAGTACTTTACCTGCATCAGCCATTCCCCGTGCTTTTTCATCGCCATCTAACATTGCTTCTGAAATATCAACTAGAGCAGGAATAACTTGGCTTAGTACTCGTTTCTTTAATCCTTCATATTGCATATCTAACATTTTTGTTTGGACTTGCAACTCCCTAGATGCTTTTAGGGTTTTCTCATCCATGATAATGCCAGCACGTTCAGCCGCTTCACCCCACAAGCGCATACCTTCTGCATTATTTTTTAATAATGGTAGTAGCAATGTAGAATCAGATGCCATACTTTCCATTAAGAATGACATTTGGTCTTGTGAAAGGTTAGCCTCCTCCATTTTCTTAACAAACAAGCCCATTGACTCAGGGCCTGAAAGTTTAGAAAGCTCTTTAGCCAACTTCATAGCGCCATCTGCGCCTTTCTCAGTTTTAACTGCCACTTGTTCCATGAAATCAACTAATGGACCAGATCCAGCAGTTAGAAAGTCACCAAAACGCTCATTCCAGTCTTTCATGATGTCACTGAGCTTTTCAGCCTCAATACCCATCATTTGGGCACCTACAGCCATTTTCTGAAACTCGGCAACTGACGTTTGGCTCAAATAAGCAAAGCGCTCTAATTCCGCATTATGCTTTGCCATTGTGTCAGCCATTGCAATTATGGCAGTTGTAGCACCAGCAACAGCTGTAGCAGCAATTGCACCATATGAAGCAATAAAGCCCTTCATCTTAGTTAGGCTACCCTTAAGTTGCCCTTCCGCTTGCTTTAATGGCTCGGTGAATTTGCCAAGTCGGACAAGTAAATCAAGAGTTAATGTTCCCAGTTTAGTCGCCATTACTTTTCTCCGGCCAATAAAAAACCGCCCGAAGGCGGCATGGTTTTACATACATTTATTTGAGATTTTCTATGCAATAGCTGAACTTCTCATTCTTAAAGTCCTCTACTGCATTTTTCTTTGACTGTTGGCTATTAAATCTAGGGGTTTTATAAGCCTCTTTTACCAAAGATTTCATTACTTTGTTTCGATCTACTGACCCGTAGTCCTTCATATATATTTCTGACATTGGTGCGCCTTCTTGCCTAGCTGTCATGACTGCCTCAGCTAATTTTTCAAGAGTTTTGCACGTTTCTTCATTCTGGCTTTTCGCCATAACCGTTTGTGATACAAACATTGATATTAGAATTAAGGATGCTGCATATCTCATATTAATCACGCTCAAGGTCTGGATTGATTTTAATTAGTTCATCATATACTAGTTCTGGACTGTCATATAAATCTGCCCAACTATGCCCTTCATCACGCAAATTGTTTACTGCTTTTTTTAGCTCTGTCTTTTTTGGCTTTTTAATCCAAAATTCTTCTAGGTTGTCTTTATCCGTCCAGAATTCATAAACACCCTCTTCAGCATTTAGTTCTTCCATTTCCGTTAAATGATCTATCCATTTTGCGTGTGCTTCTGGATTATTTACCTCAATGTCTTTAAGTAATTTATTCTTTACTCTATTAAAGTTTTTATAGGTTGTCTTTTCTGGAATATCTAATCCAGTAATCACAAAAAACTCTTTTTGCTCGGATGAGATTGTACAGGCATTTGCCAACTCTGCTGCTTTCTCCAGAGATTCTGTGGTAATAAGGTTTCGAATTAAATCTAAATCTTCAGGTAAATCCAATCGAACCCCATAACTACCTTCACTTGATTTATTTATCCATCCACCAATAACTATTGCATTTACTTGAAGTAGACATTCATTATTAAAGCCTAAATTTCCCAATATTTTAGATAATTCAGATGCAGTTTCCTTTGATAAATACCCAACTAATAATCCATTTATATAAACTTGGATTGCATTTTTATCGTATGGATTTGTAGGTTCTTGCTTAAGGATAGCTTGAACTACAGTTTGTTTTGATTTCTCGCTCTTCCCGCCTGCGATCTGCTTCAAATTATTTTGATAATTACTCTCTCCAACGACATCAAAATAATATTTCTTATGCCAAGCAAGATAATGGCTCGGTGGTAAGTTCAAACTAGTGTTTTGTCGAAATGGTTCAATTAGTTCTTTGGGATTCCCACTTGAAACCAATAAATTTTCCTGAGTTGAACCTTGCTTTTTGTTATTTTTTACAAAATAAAAAACTATACCAATGATTGCTACAACTATTAATGCCGTCCACATAAACACCCCCTTATTTTTTAAGAGGATAGCACAGGGTGTAAAAAAACCGCTATCTCTAGCGGTTCTTTGTGATCCACATAAGTAGATTCTATTTTGTTCTAAACTTTGTATTGTTTGCAGTCGCAGAAAGCTTATTTCTAGCTTCCTTCATCGCTGCTTTGAAATCCTGCCTCAATGAGACGACTTCTGATGACGTCAATTGATTCGGGCTTTTTGAAGTGACCCAATTCCCCTTGGGTGAGGTATTCAAGCGGGAATCCGAACTCATATTGCCACCACTCAGCTAATGTTGGATGTTTTGTCTTTACAGTATTAATCATACTTTCTTTTGGGACTAAGTCAATTGATGGCACGTGAAATCCAGTAATTGCAATTGCCATAACAACCTTCCCACCCCGTGATTCTATAAAACCTTTTAGCGCTGCAAGCGTCCCACCCATTGCTACAGTATCATCTAGAATTACGTAGTTCCGCCCTTCAATAACAGCACCATCAAATCGAGGCTGCCTTACAATTCGCTCATAAGATCCTGCATTTGTGTGGTTTGCTCTAACTGTTTGAACAATATCATCGCAGACTTCATACCCGAAATAAGCTCCTAGCATTTCTGCCAAAACTGCTGGAATTCGGTTTTTCCCTAAGCTCTCTTGAGCAAGAACTGGAACAATTATTGGATGATAAACACCTATCTTTGAATGAATATTTAGAAAGTCTTCTAACTCAAGAACTGCTTGTATTAATCGAATTGCAGCAACAATATCCCCACCTTTAGCCAACAAGTAGTCCTCAGGAGAACCATTTTTCAAACTATTAAGAGGCTTTAAAACGCACACAGGTGGAAAGTCAGTCCATGGCGTTCTTATGTAGTTATGAGACATAAAATTAGGTTTGATAAAGTTTTATGAATCTTATCAAACCATGCAAATGATTCAACTACTGCGCGGTGTTGGCTCTTAAAAAGCTTTCCAAATCCTGCGGCTCAGGTTTGCTTTCATGTGGCATATAATTTAGAGCATCAATCTTGGTGCCTTTTTTAACTTTAGAAGATATATAAAGTGCAAATAGGTTGCCAATTGCTTGCTCTATTCGTCGGCCAACAAATAAAGATCCACGTTTCTGGCGGTATGCCCACCAGATATGGAATTCTTCGTTAGTTATTTTTTGCTTCGCTTCTGCGATGGTGCTTCCACCGATTCCGCAACTGACGAGTTCGCACCAGAATTCATTCCGCTTGAGCTCTTCTTCATCAACTTTCCCATGAAGTTATTCACTTCATCTGAGACAGAATAAAAAGCATTGCAAACAGAAACATCACAATCTAGCACTTCATCAATAGATTTGAAGAATGGAGACCCTTTCGCATCTTCGCAAATTGAACCAAGAATGCGCGCAGCTTGTAATCGGATACCATCAATACTTTCAAGCTTAGAATTTTCCAAGTCTTTAGGATCAAACTTCCATTTATAAGCTTTCAAGATCTGCTCTTGGTCTTTAAAAGAAAGTTTACGAACGAAAACTTGAGCTTCGTAGTCTTCCCCATTTAAAGAAAAATGCACCGTCTTTTCGACTGGTGCACCTTGAGAAAGACTAACTTTTTTCAGATTAGCTACTGATAACTTTTTCATCTTTCACCTTAAGCTTTAGGAATTAATTTAACGCCTGTACTGCGCTGCATTGTAATTTGATAACTAACCAATGCATCCGCTTCAAATGTAGGAGTAGATGGAGCAAGAGTTGCTTGGAAAGTCCAGAAAGTACGTGTGGTCGGAAGTGTAACCGTGCCTGTTGTTACAGTTGGCTCGCCTGTGCCATCACTACCACCCAAATAAATTGTAATTGGTGTGCGGTCTTCAGCAAGTTCAATAATTTTTAAATGGGTTGCATTTTCTGGATCTAGATTAAAAGTGATTGAGCCATCACCCGGGTCATTCAAACCTGTTAAATAACCTTTAGAATCTGTTTCTTCTAAACAAGTATTTTCGATCTTACTAGTGCTATCACTTCCAAGATCAATACCATTAATACAAACGGCTTTGGTAATGGCTGTGCCATCAAAAATAAATACGTTTGTGCCTTGTACGCGCATAACTGCCATGAGTAGCTACTCCTCAAATTTTAGGCAATAAAAAACCGCCTTTCGGCGGTGTGGATTTGGATTGTTGAGTGATTTAGCGGTCTAAAAACCAATTGGCATCAAAGCCACGGGAAAATAGCTTCGTGTCTTGCTCATAGTTATTGATGCTTGGATTTAGAACATAACTTTGTGGTTCTAAGGCTTTGCGGATCGCCTCTCTAGCTTCATAAGCTCGCTTTTGCTGTGTGTCGTAGACAATGATTTGATACATGACATGATCAACATGTGCAGGGCAATCTAGGTTATTTTCAGCATTGCCGCCTACTGTTTGCCATACTGCATAAGGCGTAGGCGTATCAAGAGGCGCTAAATCCTCATAAACACGTAAATCTGTGCCTAAAATAGCCTTTACCGCAGCATCAGCATTGAGAGTTCGATAAATTGGAAGAAAGCTCATAGTTTTGATAATTCCTCATCTAGTGCAATACTGAATGCCTGACTAAAAGTGTCTGTGACCTTTTGAACATTATTTGCAAGTGCTGGACGCATGAATGGAGTTGCAGGCATATTTGAAGTACCCAGTTCAACATATTTCCAGTGGCGAGTATCACCACCTTTAAGTGCTATAGTGTTTTCAGGCAGCTCTTGTTTCGGCTCCCCTTTCTTCCTTCTCTCCTTGATAACAATCTTTTTACTTGACTTGTTGGCTCCAGCACCACCATTTACCCCAACACGCATAATTACTAAATTTTTATCACGTGATCTGCCTTCAGCTACAGCAATGTTCTTAAATATTGCTTCCCTAGTTTCCGGATCATCAATGACTTTAGCATTTTGAATTGCTGCTTTCTTTACGGTATTCATAGCCTTGCGAGCTGCTCTCTTTGCAGCGTTTCTAATTAGGCGGGCATTACCTAACAACTTCATCTTTCGCAAGACTTCATCCAGCCCTTCGATTTTTACGTCTACATCCGCCATGAACACCTCTACTTAGGTTTCTCTAAACCTTGTCCTAGCAAGAAAGTACAGTAAGTGTATGAGTCTTCATTATCATCTAAGGCTTGACTTTTGATTGAGAAAATTCGCCCTTTCCAAATGACTTGCATCTTCGTCGTAATGTCTTCTCGATAGCGGATTTTCATTCGTGCAACTACTTCGGATTGGTCGGCTTGTGCTGCAATTAAATCTTTAGCAGAAAGTGGCGTGACCTTAGCCCAAAGCTTTTTATATTCAGACCAACCGCCTTCTATTGGGAAGCCATCTTCATCACGGCCCGGCTCTGTGTATGCTTGAATAATTACTCTATTTCTAAGTTCGGGTGCTAAATCTGACATTTAAACCCCCATAATTCTGAATTTTTGTAATAAATCCCAGTAAGCTCTAGGCTTGCCTTCTGTGCTTCTGCTATATCGATATTGAACGTAAATTAATCTTGCTGAATCTAGCCAATCATTATCTAAAATATCGGTTTCATCTACTCGATCAGACTCACTCACAATCACTTTACGATCTAAATCGTTTTGAATTACCTCTTCAGCATCTGCAATCCATTTTAAAATCAACGAATCTTCTTCATCTTCGTCAATGCGACAGTGTAATTTTGCCTGATCTAAAGTAATCATTCTGATTTCACCTGTTTTGTGCTTTTAACTGGCTTCTTTTCTTCTTGTGGTTCTGCCAGAACGCCTTTGTCTACCAAATGTTTTACTGTTGCTGGATCAGCTTCCCGAGTGTCACCAGTTTTATAAAACTGATCGCCAAAATGTTCACGTTTAACTTCGTACTTCATTTCTATCTCCAAAAAGAAAGGGGCTTTCGCCCCTATTCAATTAAGGCGTTACGGCCGGTGCCAAATTACCGTAAACAAATGCTTCTGGACGATAAACCGCTAAAGCTAGACGTTCTTCAGCAAGAATTGTCACCAAGTTCTTAACGAAATCGTCTTCGTTCTCTGTTGCCACCTCAACACGAGATAACCAACGGTCAAAGATCTGAGCACCCATTGAGAAGGCACCAGTCAAGAACTTACCTGCTGTGATCGCTTGCGTTTCAACAACTGGAAGGCCCCATAAAGTCGGGTTTAAAGTGCCTTGTGGATTACCAATAATGTATTGGCCAGTTGTGTCTTTCAGTGTTTCAATGCTTGCCCAGTCAATCGGGTTAAGTACATGACCACTTGCAGGATATTCAGCAAGAATCGCTTGAAGCATTGCGTAGCGCAAAGTATCAATGATCGTTTCCTGTGATGGTGTTACACCAGTTGGGCGAACATAGGCAGTCGCTTGAGGAATAATCCCCAAAAGGTTTTGACCTGTACCATCACCGTTAAGGATCTGCTGCTCTTCCTTGAAAGCCAAACCATAACGTAAACGGCCATCAATGTATGACTGCAATTGTGAAGCATCATCAAGGATCTGTCGCGAAGCTTTCATGTAATGCGCGATAACTTTGGCAGTTGTACTTACAAGGTCAAACTTAAGGTCAGACTCAGGCTTTTTAGTTCCTTCAGCTACCATACCAGCGCCATTTGTGAAGCCAGTCTCACGCACGTATTCAAGTGCATTTCCATCCATACGGCCCTGCATTAGAAGGTCGCGAATTGTTAGCTTTCGGTCAGGTGGAGCAATAATGCCCGGAATTCGTGTAGTTTGGACCAAGTCACCTGCTGCCCCTGCCGTATCCGTGGTTGCAGAGGTAATGGTGGCTTTAATTTCTAAGTTAGCTTTACCACGTTGACCTGCTGATCCAACGAGGGATTTAAATTGCTCAGATTCAACAAATTGACGTCCTAAAGATTTTTGCTCAGTAGGCTGGTCATTTGGTCGACGCGCCATTTTTTGCTCTAGCTCATCTAAACGAGCTTTAGTCTCATTACATTTGGTAATGGCTTCATCTGCTTTGTTTTTTGCATCTTCTGAAATTTTGTCGCCATGTTCACGCTTGCCTTTAAACTCTTCGGCAATACCCTTAACGGTATCTACGTGTTTCTTAAACTCTTGAGCGAGTTGTTCTAGATTTTGTTCAGACATTGCTGACTCCTTGTAAAATATTTAAAGCATTAGAAATTGATTTCGCTTCTTTGATTTCTTCCTCTGACTCGCTCAGAAGAGAACGCAAGCCTTTGCTAGCGATTGCAGTAGCTTGGTTTTTTGAAAATCCTGACTCTCTCAAGAATTTTTCAAATTCTGGTAATGTTGGCAGTTCGCCATCATCTAATTTGGACTTAACGGAAGTGATGAGGCTGCGCTCATTTGCAGGCTGAGTGACAATCGAGATTTCGCTAAGGTCAACTTCAACCAATTCGCGAACGCCATTTGTCTGTTGATTAGCCTTTTTGGTTGAGTAGCCAATGCTTAGGCCGTCTATAGCGCCAGCCTTTAAAAGTGCATGAGTAGACTTGGCTCTTGGGACGTCATCTATAAGTAACTTGCCTTCAACATAAAGGCCTTTTTCGTCTTCATAGATGTTTGTGTAGACACCAATAGGTTCACTATCGTTATGGTTCCAAAGAACAGGCGGCATCTTATTTTTGGCGCGCCATTTGGCGATGGATGCTGTAAATGCACCCGGCAAAATTACGTCGTTATACCAATCAATATTTCCAAATACGGCACCATAGCCCGAAAAAAAACCGTCCTCTTGGACGGCTTTGATCTCTAAATTAAAACTTTTTCTAGTCATTGAGGATTCCCCTGATTTTCTCCAAGTGGCACCATCTGCATTTGTACCGTGAGTTTATCGGCCGCTGGATCTGTGGATGCTGGCAAATCCTCCAACTCTCGCGCTTCATTTCTCGTCATTAAACCGTTCTGCGTCATTTTTACGTAGAAATCACCACGCTTAGCTACGTCAGAGCGCAGCAAACCATCTACCGAGAATTTAGGACGGTATTTGTATTTGTCTTGAGGCAAAAGTAGCTTACGAGCGATTGTTTGCTCATA